AGTATTATACACACCTTCAACAACCTTAAGAGTTTGTTGTCCGTCTGGGAATTTTGAAATCTCATACTTACAAGATAAACTGTCTTCTGGGTTTACTAAATTTAGTGTTTCAGCCATAATTGTGTTATAAATTCAAATTTAAAGATAAATTAAAAGAATAGCAAATATGAATGCTCTATTTTCTTTATTTTTATAGTAACGATAAAATATTAAAAAAATTACAATAAACTATTTATTTATATGAAATTAAATTATTTATATCACTATAGAGCAAAAGTTATAGACGTGTATGATGGAGATACCGTTAGATTAGAAGTTCAGCTTGGGTTCGGGATTACCTGGAGAGGTGTTGACAACAAAGGGTTGAAGATTAGACTATTTGGAATTAACACGCCTGAGGTCAGGGGCAAAGAGAGGCCTCAGGGATTAATATCTAGAGACAAATTAAGAGAGCAAATATTGGGAAAAGAAATAACTCTTAAAACAATAAGAGATAAGACTGGTAAATATGGTAGATATTTGGGAATTCTAATCAAGGAAGATGGAACAAATATGAACGATTGGCTAGTTTCTGAAGGCTTGGCCGAAAGAAGAGATTACTAAATTTGCAATAACATATAGTACAATTTCTTTTTAGGCCTTGACACTGCTACGTAATGAACGTTCTTCTCTTCTTGATAACCATCCATACCAGGATAAAATGTATAGTAATCCTTTTTATCTGATGGTATTTCTATTTCATTCTTTTCAACTAAATCTTCTGGCAAGGAGTTTACAACTACACAAGTGTGAAACTCTTTACCCTTAGATTTATGTATTGTTGTAACAAAGTTTTTATTTTCTTTATTTTCTTCTATAAATCTAACCAAATCCATAACACCCCCAGGAAAATTATCTAAAACATAATCTAACCTTTTTCTTATTAAAGAATTTATTTTTCCATCCTTTATGTCTTCAACATCTTTTTCCTTAAGGTAATTAAAATAATTTAAAGGAACTTTTCTACTCAACAAATTAAACTCTATTAACTTAACTATAAAATTTGTTCTTGCCAAAACTACAACTTCATCTTTATTTTTAATTAATTCAACTAATTTATCAAAATCTATGAATGTTTCGTTTATTTCTCCATCAAATGTGTGAAAAGATTTTGCGTCTAAACTTGAAAACTGATTAGAATTTGATATTATTTGTTTGGCACTTCTAAAGTTAGTGGTCAAACTCATTCTGTCAACCTTTCTCCTTTTTAACAAAATGTCTTCAATGGCTGCACAATTACTTCCGCTATAACCATATATAGACTGATTTAAATCACCAACCAAATAATACTTCTTAGCATTTAACTTCATAAGTATGTCCATTTGAATAGTACTAGTGTCTTGATATTCATCTAAGAAAAGATAGTCATATTTGTCTTTAAACATTTTCAACCACTTATTCTCTTTGAGTAAATTTCTCACATCTAATAATATATCAGAAAAATCTCTCTTTCTTTTTTCTCTTAAATATTTTGAGTATGGAATGTAAAAGTCTGGAATTCTAACTTTTATACCATCTGCCGTCTGTAATTTATATGATGATATTTGAGAGTCTAAAAAATCTGCATCATCATATAGGTTTGATATTATTTTATCAAACTTGAACACTTCTTTTTGAGTGGATTTTTTGGATGGCTTATTTGTTATTTTATACCACTCTATGAATTCATAAAAATTAGTTACACCCTTAAACTTACCCATTCTATGCAACATCCAAAAACAAAAGGAATGTATTGTAGTTATTCTTATGTCTGGGTTGTTTACTCTTTCCTTTAATTCTTCAACGGCAGCATTTGTAAAGCTAAAGAATATAATTTTTTTGGGGTCTGCTCCACGTTTTATTAACTCTTTTAACCTTAGAACACAACAATGAGTTTTCCCTGAGCCTGCACAACTTGATAGTAGAACTGACTTTTTAGTGCGAGAAAGAACGAATTCTTTTTGTTCATCAGTTAACATTGATATTGCATCATTATCTTCTTTTTCTTGAAAAGCGTCTAATTGATTTTCATCTTTCATTTTTTCCATTTCATTTGAAACTTTACTCATTCCTAATATTAATTATACCACCTTTTTTAGATTTTTTAGACCATAAAAGCAAAAATTCACCTGACAAACCCTTCATGTTGCTCTTTTCCAAAATTAAACCTCTGCTTTTTTTAAAAACACTTTTAGGTGTAATATTAATTTCTAAATACCCCCTTAATTTTCCAATAGGACATAATTCAACACCTCCAAAATTAATAACGTCAAACATCTCATCAGACTTATTGTAATAAAGCTGATTTCCTAAAATGTCACAAATTGACATATCACTTAATATAGCGCAAAAATCTTCAGAAATCGGACTATTAGATTCTGTTTCGAATGCTAATTTAGCACATAGTCTGTTAATAGTTGTTATAAAAGTATTATTCCATTCCAATCTACTAGCATAAGGAGTTATGCCTCTAGGTTGTGCAAAGTCATAAGAATACCATTCTTCTTCAACCAACATTTTACAAATACTATTATTGTAACTTGGGTTCATTTTGTGTCGTTCTACTTTTCTCCATTATTTTTTCTAAAACTTTTTTTGTATCAGTTGAAAAGTCAGACTTCATAAACCAAGTATAGTATCCTGGGTTGTGTTTTAAAACATCAACGACTGACTGGTCTTGATATTTTCCAAAATTAAATACAGCAACATTGTTTTCATTTAATACAATCCTTCCAGAATAATCTAACTGACCTTTGAAATTCGTAAAATCATGAAGTTTAGACATATCGTTTACGATTGGCCTTTCTTCTACGGTTCCATCAGACTCTTCATAGTTAGAATGTTTATAGTAGTCCAACTGACTCTCCAATATAGCAGCAGTAGCTCTAATGTCATTCATAGCATCATGAGCGCCCTCTAAATCTTTATTACAATAAAACTTATATGCTGCTTTTAGATTTCTAGGTTCCATCTTCTGAAATATTTTCCACACGTCAATAGAACGTCTATTATTCATGTCAAACTCAGAACCAGCTCTATAAAACTCTTCTATTAATAAAGGAACATCGAATCTATTACTATTAAATCCACACAAGTCCGCATCGCCTATAAAAGATTCTATACCTTTTGATATTTGCTTGAACGTTGGAGCGTCTTGAACCATATCATTTGTAATTCCATGAATAGCAGAAGCTTCTTCTGGTATTGTTACAGTTGGATTTACTAATCTATTTTTTTCTTCAGGCTTTCTTCCGTCAGAATAGTATTTTATCATTCCTATTTGAACTATCCTATCACTAGAAACGCTAACACCTGTAGTCTCTAAGTCAAAGAACACCAAATCTTTACTTAAGTTTAAATTCATTATTATATTTTTTGTAAATTATCTTTATTTGCCCAAAAAATTCTTTTAACGTTACTTTCGGACACAGTCTCTATCTTAACCATGTTAGAAGACAAATCTTCTTCTAATTCTTTTAACAAAACATCTGAAGATACAGAGTTTCCATCTTCAAAAAAAAATTCTTCTTTCAACTTATATTTTGGCATAACTAACTTAAATGTTGTTTTAAAATTTCACTCCTACTTCTGTGCCTCAAAACTTTTATAGCAGCATCTTTTATTTGCCTAACCCTCTCTCTTGTTAATTCAAAATATTCACCCACTTCTTCTAATGTCATTTTTGGATATCCCATTATTCCATAATACATACAAACCACCTCTCTCTGCCTGGGTGCTATGCTTTTTAGTGTTGATGACAAATCTTTATGCAAAGAATCTGCAGCCACACTAAGGTCTACATCATTCATTTCTCCTTCTGAAATTGTATCGTATAAACTATAACCATCATCATCTGAAGAAAGTGGGGCGTCTAATGAGGTTTGAGGCTGAGCTGAACGTAGTAATCTAGATATTTTTATCACATCTTCTTGCATTATTTCTGCTATCTCTTCTTCTGTTGGCTCTCTTTGATTTATCTGCTCAAAACCTCTGGATTCTTGCTTTAATTTATAATAAGTGCTTATTTGATTTGTTGGCAATCTAACCATTCTGGAATTGTTTGCTAAAGCCTCTAATATTGACTGTCTAATCCACCAAACGGCATAAGAAATAAACTTAAATCCTCTTGTTTGGTCAAATCTTTCAGCTGCTTTTATCAAACCATAATTACCCTCATTTACTAGGTCTTCAAAATTTATACCCTTACCTTGATATTGTTTTGCAACACTTATGACAAACCTCAAATTCCCCGTAATTAACATTTGTCTAGACTTTTCATCTCCTTCTTGAGACTTAGTGGCGAGGTCATGTTCTTCTTCTTCTGTAAGTTGTTTAATTTTATTTATTTCATTTAAATATGACTTTATAGAATCAGAATCTCTGTTTGTTATTTTGTTAGTTATCTTTAGTTGCCTCATTATAATGTTTCTTTAATTGAATTTAGTTTGAGTATTAAATTTATACATAAACAAATATAAGAATTATTTTAAACAACAAAAAAAAATACCACACAAAAGCATGGTATTAATCTTTAAATAATATATTAAATTTTACAAATACTTTATTAACAACTCTTTTGTTGATGTGTTTTCTAGAAGCTTCTTCTCAGCCTTTCTAGCGATTTGTCTAATCCTCTCATTGCTATATCCTAACTTTCTAGCAATTTCCTCCTTAGAGAGAGCTTGACAATCTATACCATAAGTGTATCTTACAACTATAGCTTCTTTGATTGTAAGTATTTTAAATGCTCTATACATATCTTTCTTTAAAGAATCGTCCAACAGAGAGGAGTCTGGTGCTCCCATACTAGAGTCTTCTATTAAATTAGCTAAAGTTGAAGAACTTTCATCAGAGCCCACTTTTGCATCTAGAGACGAATGATATATGCCAGCTTGTTGAAGCAATTTACCTGATTCTACATCTATATCCATATACTCACACACCTCAAGCTCCGAAGGCTCTCTTTCAAGTCTTTGTTGTAAGTGTTGCACAGCTCTAAAGTATTTCCCAGCCTCTAAATTTTTGTTAGAAGGAACTTTTATCATTCTCTTCTTTTCAGATATGGCTTGTATTATCGTTTGTCTAATCCACCAAACTGCAAAAGATATAAACTTGAACCCCCTAGTGCCATCAAACCTCCCTGCAGCTTTTATAAGACCTAAATTACCTTCATTTATTAAATCAGCTAAAGGCAATCCTGTATTTTGATATTTTTTAGCAACGCTAATTACAAACTTTAGATTTGACTGAACCAACTCTTCTAATGCTTTTTGGTCACCTTCTTGGATTAGCCTTGACAATTCAAACTCCCTCTCTGGGGTGATTGAGTCAAACTTATTTACATCTGTAAAATACTGTTCTATTGATTTTTCCGTTCTGTTTGTAAGGCTCTGCTGAATTTTTAACTGTCTCATTTTTTTCGCTTTTTTTAAAGATTTATAAGCTAAACGTAAAATGATTAGAAAAATTACAATTATTTTGTTTTTTTTATTTTATTTATCCTGTCTCTTATTTTTGCACACAACTCTAGATTGTCTTTTCTTATAGCACCATCCATAACTTGCTTTAAAAAATTAACATCATATATATCTTCTAACTTACTTTCAATTACACTCTCTAAATTCATTGAACTAACATCATCAGCATACATTTCTTCAAGATTTAAACCAGAGTATATTTCTTGAATTGGAATTTCAGTAAAATCCAAACTGCTAACTATACTTTCTATAATTTTATCCCTATCCTCATTTGGTATGTTTAATATATTAGAAAAATTAAAAATATTAGTATTATCAAAATTCAATTCTTTATTATCGTAATTTGAGCACATTTTTTTAAAATCAATAGGCAATTCACTTAAATCAAATTTACAAGATACACTATTTAAAGTGTTATATATACTTACATTTTTCTTTACACTCTTTGATGTGGCTACAATATAACATCCTGAAATATCATACAATAAACCTAAATTCTTAAAGAAAGAAGGTTGAGAGTTCTTCTTCCTAATATGATTCATAAATGATTTACTATTTTCCTTTGTGCCAAACAAAAAATCTATATTATCAGACTCATAATCAATACCTAACTTTTTAGACACGTCTTTACAATCTATAACAAGAAAATAGTTTAACTTTTTAATTCCCAACTTTGCTATAGTGCTATCAGGATTTTTGTATATAAGCTTTTCTATTTTTTGCTTTATCATAGAAAACCTATTTAAAGATTTAGCCTTTTCGTAAAGTATTAACTCAACTAACCTCATAGAAGTATTTTAAATATAAATAATATCATTTTAATATTATTGATAAAAATTAACTATTCCAATCTAGGTTTGTGAAAAAATTTTTCAGCTGCTCAAAAGAATCTCTATCTATATTTACTGACTTCTCTACAATCTGCTTACTCGCCACATCAATTTCTGCAAAATTCATTGCAAGCCTTCTATTTTCCTTTCCCTTTTCTCTGGAGATTATTAAATCTACCTCCAACACACTCATGGGCTGCCCAGAATCATCTTTGGTAGCAACTATCTCAATATAAGTTTTTCCATTAGAACTTGGCCTTTCTAAATTGGTTACATGTTGTGTAGCTTTTACATCGTCAACCTGGTCTTGTCCTGCATTATCTAAAGACTTTCCATAACTTGAACTAGATACTCTATCGGTAGTCATTACACTACCCTCTTCAATTACATTATCATTCATAAAATAAATATTTAAATCAATATAATTTATAAAAGATAAAAGTCAACATTACTACAACAAAAAAGCCCTCTAATAGAGAGCTTTTGAAATATATTGCATTTAAATGTTAGCAATTAAAGTTTTACTTTTTTTCAACCCAAACAACTTTACCTTCAGACATTATTGGATTATGTACTGCACCCTTAAAAGGTTTGCCTCCAGTAAGCTCTGAATATTTTGCTTGCAGTTGAGATTCATCACTTTTCATTTTCTGCTTTAAGCCTTGAATTTGTTGAGCTATATTTGAAATTTCTTTTTGAGCCTTCTCATACTTAGCCTTGTTAGCACCGTCTGTATAAGCTTGCTTAACATCTCCAGCAGCCTTTCCTACAACATCTTTAGCTTGTGACGCAGCACCCTTAGCAGCATCAGCTACTTTACCAGCAGCTTCCTTAGCTTTTCCGCCAATCATTTTACCAACGTTCTTAAGTCCCGCTCCCATGCTTCCAAAAAGCTCTTGTAACTCTTCTTCAGAAATGTCTTCTCCTTCATTTATTCTAGATATAGCTTCTGTTAACTTATTTCTCTTATCCTTAAGAGACTGAGCCTTAATATACTTTGAAGCCTCTTCGCTTATAATGGCTTTTAGTTCTTTTTTTGTTATTTTCATCACTTTTTATTATGTATGTTTTAATATAAATACTAATAAAAAAATAAAAAATGGGTAAAATACCCCCTTCACACAAAACAACTAAAACTATACTCACTTAATTTCAAAAGTCCTTTTTTTGTTTTTTGAATAATTTAATTTAGGTATCTTAATGTATAAAACACCATTGGTGAACTCAGATGTTATATTGTCAATATCTGAGATTTCTGGAAGTATGAAATCTTTGTCAAAAGAACTCTTATAAAACTCTCTTAAAGAGTATTTTTTTGAGTCTTCACTCTTTTCATCGGCCACTTCACATTTAACACTTAAAACAAAATTATCTAATGATACTTTAATGAACTTCTTATCCACCCCAGGCACACATACCTGAATCTCTTGAAAAGAGTCTTGATTAACTATATTTGACTTTACACTGTTATTGTTTGAGTTAAAATCTCTAAAAAAACCTTCTAAAGGTGCGAGTTTTAAAAATTGAGACTCAAGAGCGGACTCAATTGGTGACATTCTTTTTTTTGTAATTGTAAACATATTTTTTTTTTAATTTACAATTTAAACTTCAAAATTTATACCAACAAAAAAAAGCATCAAAATATGAGACAATTTGACGCTTTTTTTTGTAATTTATGACAAAAAATACTAAATATTATTTTTTTTGATACTTTTTTAAATTTTCTGGCCAAACTACTATCCTGTTTTCAGTAGACACATATCTATAGTCTAGTATATTTAAAAAATAGCGTTCCCCCTCATCGCTTGCAACCATAAACCTACAGTCACCCTTAAATCCGCTCATCAACTTTGTTGTAGCCTCACAAAAAGCTTCTGAATTTGAGTATTCTAAATCTATTGTGTTGTTTTTTTTGTTTTTTGAAGTACTAGTAAAGTGTCCTAAAAATTCCATATTAAGTTTTGTTTTTTTTCTTTCTTTTAATTTATACAACCAAAAGTATGTAATTACCTTAACGAAAGCAAGTTTTATTGGGAAAAATATTGATTTTTTTTTAATCAAAAATTTTATAATAAAATCTAGGAAGCAAAAAATCTGATTCTGAGTAATTTAACTTATATTCATATTTGATTAAGGCAACATCAAAGTCCATGGATTTAACTACAACTCCTGTGGGGTCTAGTAAGTCTATTTTACAAATATGCATATCTTTATACTCGTCCATCCAATCATTTGTTCCAATTGCTAACATTGATTCTATTGTTATAATGTTTCCGTGTTCAATAGTATGAGAGAAATGTAATGATTTAATCCTATCTGGGCTGATTGTTTTGTTTGAATATTCATTTTCTAAAAAAACCATAAATCTGTTTGATTTATATGGCTCAAAACCATTAAAAAGACTGCCTTGATTGACTTGGTTGTGATTAAATCTATAAGCAGGTACGTTGTTTGTGCTGTAAAACACATAGCTTGTATCAAGAGGTTTTTTATGTTTTTCAAGAATTAACTTCCTCTTTCTCCTCTTGTGCATAATTAATATCTGTTTTTATACTTTAATATTTTCTGCATTTTTACAGGAGTAAGTATAAGGCCATTTTTTAATGTTAAAGAAAATTGTTTAGAAATGGCTTTTTCGATTAAACCAAAACTAAGTCTAGTGTCTCCTACTAAAAATCCTCTATCAGTAAATTTAACTAAAAATGGAGAATTTGTTTTAGTGTCAAACCTAACTATTATATCCTTTTTTTCTATTTTAGGACTTTCAGAAACTGCTTTAGCGTTTACATTAACACTTTCTACATCTTGTTCACTCAACGATTGAGAAGCGACCTTTTCAGCTTCCACTTTCTGACCTTCTAAATCTACGACTCTTTGTTGAGCAGAGGATTCCAGCTCTTTTGTCAAATCCAACTGGTCTTGGGTTATCTTAACTTGTGCATCAGCCATTTTTTTATAGTCGGCACCAGTTGCTGAGGTCTGCACTTGTTTATCCATTTTTAATTTCTCCGTTAGATTCTTTAGACTTTCTTTAGTTTTCTCTAAAGTATCTTTGGATAATTCAATAGCATCTTCTAAACTTGAAACATTATCAACATTAGCATCAGCTTCAAATAAGTGCGAAGCTGCTTCTTTTAGTATAAATGAGTCTATATCTTTTTTGGTAAACATTTTAATTTATTTTTATTATAAATAGTTTACAAAACTAAAAAAGAGCACCTATAAGTACTCTCTTTTATTTATTAGACTATTGTGCGCCCATTAAGCTATCGTAATGGTCTTGCCAAACCTTCTCTTCCCTTCTCTTCAAGTCCTCTCTTGACTTTGTTTTCTGTTCTAAGTGCTTTTTGGCTACTTTTTTTCTATCTACTTTTTTTTTGCCCTTTTTTGCAGCTATTCTATTTTTTGTTGATTTGTTTTTAACCTTTTTCATATTGCTAAATTTTTTAATAAAATTAAATTATTTTTTAACAAAGTCAACAATTAAGACATTCTATTATTGATTTCATCTCTAATTTTAGCTGCTTTTTCATAATTTTCAAACTCTAGAGCAGATGCCAAAGAATCATTAAGCTCATCAATATTCATGTCTGCCACATCTTTTTCTGCCTGTGTATCTTGATTTTCTGGAGCTTCTTCTATCTCAATTCTATTGTCACCATTCTCAATTGCTCTCAATATATCATCGGTGTTATCAGAGCCAGAGTCCACAATATCTTCTGGGCTAGGTGCTTCTCCATTATTATCTTCTTGATATTCCTCTATATCTTCTTCAATCTCTTCTAACAACTCCTCTAAAGCAGCTATACCTGCTTGACCATCATGTAGTACTTTGTCCATCAAATCTAAAAACTCATCTGGCTCTAACATTCCTAATTCATAAAGTAACGTAGAAACTATGCTATAGTCACTATCTCTATCTTGAACTATATAATCAATAGCATCATGTAGATATTTCCAAATTCTAGGACCTAAAAGTTTCATCCAATGCTCCTCTTGATAAGAGTCTGCTCTTCCCAATACTGCTTTTTGCATTTTCGGAGTCATATTCTCTAAACTATATGCAAATAAATACTCAACAACAGACTTTGCTACTTCGTGAAGTAAAATAGGAAATAAATGAGCGGAAGCTTTTGCGCCAGTTACAGGTCTAGCATTTTCTTCTTCATCATTTTCCCCTTCTTCATTATCATTATCTCCGTCTTCTTCGTCTCCAAATTTCAATTCGGACTTACCCATATTAGTTCTCATACCAGTTTCTTTTGGGTCAAAACTCCAGGTCATCAACTCAACTGTTGGCATAATTTCCATATATAAAGCAAACAACTCAGGGTCAATTGCTTCTATTTCATTTCTTAAATCAGATATAGTTTTGTGACTTCTGTATCCAGCACCCATTGCTAGTGCATTTTGCATAAATCTTTTATCTAAATTTTTCTTTAATTGCTCCTGTTCTTCAGCCGTAAAATCATCTTCTATAGTCTGTTCTAGTTGCTGTTGCAAATCTTGGCCAGAGTCGTCTTCCATGTCCATGTCTGGTCCATTTTCAAGAGGTTTTAAATCAGCTTCTATCTTTTGCATTATTCTATCTTCTACACCAAAAGTTCTCTTAACTATATCTAGAGCCAACCTTTCTAAAGCATCTTTATACCTAGCCTCTAGCATACTAGCCATCATAGTTTTTTGCATTATAGTCATAGGATTTATAAGACCAGCTTCTTGCGCATTTCTCAATACTTCATTAAATTCTTCAGTTCCTAATTTTGATAATGTCTTAAAATCTGGTTCTCCTTTTTGAAATATTTCTATATTTTTAAATGGAGTTTCCTCACTACCTTCTTCTCCAGAAAGTCCAGACTTTATAGTTGGATGTATGTATCTATCTGCTGAAGCTTCGTCTTCTGGTCTTAATGGAGCTTCATTTATCATCCTTCTATATCTGTTGTACTCTTCTATTTTTTTGTATTTTCTTTCCAATGTATAAACACTTTCCAACTGAACACCTTCCGCCTTAGGCTTTGGCTTTTCTGATGGGTTAGGGTCTCTATCTGGAATGCCTCTTCTTTTTTTCTTTTGCTTTCCCGTATCTATGTCGGTGTCAGTATCTGTATCTGGATTAGCCACTTCTGATTCTTCCATCCCTTTTTCCATTAGACGTTTAGCTATAGCTTCTCTTAAAAGTTTCTTTAAATCTTTTTTACTCATTTTTATTTGTTTAATATAAAATATTACTATAATAAATATGTTTTAAAAAACAAAAAGCCCTCTACATAAAGAAGGCTTTTTATCTTTTGTTTTAAATGATAATTATTAACTTCCGCAAGCTTCACAATTTTCTGGATTATCTAGGCTGCAAGCCATTTGAGACATTGCATCAGCCTCTTCTTCTGACATGTCTGTAGAAGAATTGGGCAACACAACTTCAGAAATAGATGCTGAAGGCTGAAGCCTTCCGTCACTATCTACTTTTTCAACAACTTTAATTTCAGGCATGATTTCAGTTATTACTTCTGATTTTGTGTCTGAATTTTCAGTTTTAACTTTAGGCTTTTCCTTTAAAGAATTTACATCTGTACCTAATGATTTTCTAGCTTCTGACTTTGCATTACTCCTTAAATAATACATTCCTGTCTTTAAGCCTTTAGACCACCCATAAAATAATGCTTTATTTATCTTTGCAACATTTGCATCTCTTATGAATAGATTCATAGATTGCGATTGGTCTATGAATGCAGCTCTATCTGCAGACATGTCTATGAGGTTGCTGGCCTTCATTTCCCAAACGGTTTTGTAGGTCAACTTAATGTCTTCTGGAATTTCTGAAATAGTTTGAATAGAACCATTGTTTTGAATCATTTTTATTCTGACTTCATCATTCCATAAGTTTAAGTTTATTAAATCTTCAACCAAATGTCTGTTAACTAAAACAAATTCTCCTGACAAAACATTTCTCTTATATAAGTTGTTTGTAAAAGGTTCAAAACATTCATTGTTTCCCAATATTTGAGCAGTAGATGCGGTTGGCATTGGAGCTACAAGTAGTGAGTTTCTTACGCCATATCTTATTACAGACTTTTTCAACTTAGACCAATTCCATAACCCAGATAAATCACCCTCTTCAATTCCCCACATATCATACTGAAAAATGCCCTTAGAAACAGGAGACCCTTTAAAGGATGAATATGCACCAGAAGTTTCGGGTGTTTGTGAGTTTACTAAAACCTCTTCTTTGTGTAATGATTTTGATATGTCATTTGAAGCTGTCATAGCTGCAAAGTATATTGTTTCAAATATATCTTTATTTAACTTTTTAGCCGCATCTGACTCAAAAGGCATGCCCATTAGAGCAAAAGTATCTGCCAAACCTTGAACTCCTAAACCTATAGGTCTATGTCTCATGTTTGAATTTCTAGCTTCTTTAGTGGGATACCAATTTACATCTATAACTTTATTTAAATTTAAAGTGGCTTGATATGTAACATCGTAAAGCTTTTGAAAATCATAATTTCTAAGCGTCTTATCTTTAGATTTAACCTTTCCAGTTGGAATTTCTACCATTTTAGGAAGGGCTATAGAAGCTAAATTACATACTGCAGTTTCATCCGGGGTGCTTACCTCCATGATTTCTGTACACAAATTAGAAGACTTGATTACACCTATATTTTTTTGATTGCTTTTTTTGTTTGCAGAGTCTTTATACAAAATGTAGGGAGTACCAGTCTCTATTTGAGCCTCTAAAATATGTCCCCACAACTCTCTAGCTTTCATTACTTTTTTGCCCCTACCTTCTGATTCATACTTTTCGTATAATTCAGTAAACGCCAAACTAACTTCTGATTCATTTAAAATTTCTCCATCTTTATTGTATTCAGGACACACATCATACACATCAGACAATCCAGGACACTCATTTGGACACATTAAAGTCCAATTACCGTCATCTCTTACTCTTTGCATAAACAAGTCAGGAGTCCATAGTGCCAAAAATAAATCTCTTGCTCGCTCCTCTTCTTTACCGTGATTCTTTCTTAAGTCAATAAAACTTTCTACATCAAAATGCCAAGGCTCTAAATATATAGCAAAAGAACCTTTTCTCTTTCCTCCTTGATTTATCCACCTAGCAACTTCGTTGTAAGTTTTAAGCATAGGTAACAATCCATCAGAATTACCCCCAGTACCCTTAATGTAAGAGCCTTTAGACCTAACATTGTGAACATGAAGACCTATGCCGCCAGACCATTTTGATATTTTTGCCACATCTTTTAGAGTGTCAAATAAAGAATCTATATCATCACCTTTATTTGCAACTAAAAAGCAAGAAGATAGCTGTGGTTTAGGCGTTCCAGAATTAAACAATGTTGGCGTGGCATGTGTAAATTGTCCTGTAGATAATAGTTCATAAGTTTTTTGAACTTCTTTTAAATTATCACCCCATATACCCAATGCCACTCTCATGTACAAATGCTGTGGTGTTTCTACAACCTTTCCATTTATCTTTAAAAGATAAGACCTTTCTAATGTTTTAAATCCAAAATACTCAAAATCCAAATCTCTATCATGAATAATCATAGATTCAATTTTTTTATAGTTTGACTTTACAACGTCCAACAACTCCTCAGAAACTAAAGGGGCATGCTCTTTTGTTTTTGGGTCTACATTGTTATATAGGTCACTGACCGTATCTTTAAATGATTTTTTAGTCTCTTTCTTTACTGAAGTCAAGGCTATTCTGGCTGCAAGTATTGAATAGTCAGGATGTATTCTAGTCAAGGATGCAGATGTTTCTGCAGCTAAAGTGTCTAACTCTCTAGTTGTAACACCATCATAAACTCCTGCAATTACCTTTTTGGCAATCTCCATATAATCAATATAATCTTGGTCTAGTCCATATGTTTGCTTTTTAATTCTAGCTGATATTTTATCGAACTTTACAGCCTCTTCAGAGCCATCTCTTTTTATTACTTTCATCTATTTTTTTTTTAAAATTAAAACTCGTCATCTCCACCATCGAAACTGATTGTATTTTCTGCAGTATCTCCACCAACTCCAGATTTAGAATAGTCTCCAACTCTTTTTTCGAAAAAGTTTGTTTTATTTTCCAAGGCTATATTAGACATAAAGTCAAAAGGATTTTTAGCTCCAAACATAGGTTCGCAATTTAAGTCAGACAATAAAACATCAGACACATATTCTAAATATTCAGACATCAATTTTGAATTCATACCTATTAAGCTAACTGGTAGCGATTCTGTAATGAACTCTTTTTCTATCTCTAAAGCAGAACCTATTATTTCTTTAATTCTTTCTTTAGAAACTTTATTTACAACATGGTTATTGTGTAAGTGAGTGGCAAAATCACAATGCAATGCCTCGTCTCTAGATATTAGCTCATTAGAGAAGCTAAGACCAGGCATAAGACCTCTACTTTTTAACCAAAAAATAGAACAAAAAGAGCCAGAAAAGAATATCCCTTCTACTGCCGCAAATGCTATAAGCCTTTCTGCGAAACTATCAGACTCAATCCACTGTAAAGCCCATTCTGCCTTTTTCTTTACAGCAGGTATTGTATCTAAAGCATTAAACAATCTATCTTTCTCTTCCTTATTTTTAACATAAGTATCAATAAGTAATGAATATGTCTCAGAATGTATGTTTTCCATTGAAATTTGAAAACCATAGAAAAATTTAGCTTCAGCATATTGTACTTCGCTCAAAAAATTTTCTGCTAAATTTTCATTAACAATGCCATCTGATGCTGCGAAAAAGGCTAAAACATTTTTTACAAAATATCTTTCATTTTCAGTTAACTTCTCCCAATCAACTAAGTCTTGTTGTAAGTCTATTTCTTCAGCAGTCCAAAAGCTTGCTTCTGCTTTTTTGTAAAATTGCCAAATATCATCATGTTGTATAGGAAAAACCACAAATCTATTAGGGTTATCTTTTAATATATTTTCTTCTGATATATTGTTTTTCATTTCAATTTCTTTTTCTAACATTTTTTCGTTCATATTTTAATATTTTTATTTTAACCCTTAATCTACACAAATATAATAATAGTAAATTCTTTACCAAAATTAATTCATACTTTTTGACATTTAAGTTTGTGATATTTTTTGAATATCTAAACCTGCAATATTTGAGAGCCCATAATTAGACTGATTTACATCTTGCAAAACTCTAATATCCAAGTTTGAAGTGTCAAAATGTAGGTCAACAGCAAATCCGTCTTCACCATTTCTATTTTTCAATATCATCATCTTAGCTTTGTTTACAGCTTTATCCTCTTCAGTTCTACCTATCCCCAATATTAAATCAGCAGTTTGTGCCTTACCCAAACTCTCACTAATAACCCTTAAATCAAATTTTGGTGAATTAATAGCCTCTCTATTTGCTTGAGTTGCTGTCCAAATTGGAACATTTAATTCCATAGCCATAGCTCTAAGAGTTTCGTAAATACTAGTCAAATTATACCTTCTTTCAGAATATTCAGAAGTGGACTTCATAATGTCTGCATAATCTACAAATATAACATCTGGCTTTATGCCGTGGTCTCTTTCTAAAGATTGCAAGTGAGCTCTCAACGTATTTACTGAAGCTGTACCAGTTGGAAATTCTTTTATAAAAAGTCGTCCCCCTTTATTTTTAATATACTGAGATGTTTCTTTTATTTTGTCAACATATTCAGTAACATACTTTAATGGTATGTTATTCAAGGCTGCGTCAAATCTGTGACCTATTTTCTCTTCTTTCATTTCTAAACTATAATAAAGAGCTTTTTTACCATTTAACATTGCATTACTAGCTAACCTTACTAATCCCATAGATTTACCACCACCTGTAGGAGCTAATATTATTGCAAGTTCACCACCAGAAAGTCCTCCACCTATAATATTGTCTAACCCCTCCATTGCAGCCACTGGCTCTCTGTTCTCTATTATCAACCTCTTCTCAATATCATCCAGATAGTTATGACCACTACTCTTTGGCTCTCCCAACTTCAAGCTGTCTCCTATTATAACTGATATGTTATCATAATCTTCAACTTCCCATGCTTTTGCAGCTTTTAAAAGCCCTTTTTTAAGGCCTTGTCTTTTACAAAATTCTAAAGAAATCTCCTTGACAAACTTCTGGTCGTTGTGCTTATATTTTGAAATTATATCTATTAACTCTATTAGTTGCTCTTGCTGTATTCCAACCTCTTTGTACTTAATTAGACTTATTAAAGTTTCATAATTTGGTAAAAAATTATATTTGGCTATATATTTTGACATATGTTGAAACAATATCTTGTGTTGTATATTGTCAAAATGTTTAGCATATAAAATGTCTAATATTTGCTGTGAAAATTCCTCATCTTCGATAAAACACTTTATTAACTTAGTTTGAAAAATAGACTCTTTCATAGCCTCTTTTCTTCCAGAGTAATCATCGACACTATCAAAAGCATCAACTATTTCATTAGTGTTAAAATCTTTTATGTTTTCTTTACTTTTTTGCATTAATATTTGTTGAAGTGTTAATAAATAAGTTTTTTTTTAAGTCTTGTTTTTAATTTGTTAAAAGTTTTCTACACCACAAAGCCTAGAAAGTCTGAAAGGGACTTTTATGGTTTATAAGTTACCTTTTTGCTTTATCAATTATCTTAGAAGAGTATTCTTTTTCTTTAGATATCAATCTGTTAAAAGGTCTAAAAAATAAAGATAAATCATTTTTAAAAATATGCATATTAAAACCATCTTTTATAAATAAATTCATAGCATTATTTATACCTCTCTCCTGTTCTACGGAAGGCATTATGATTATACAATCCAAAATTTCACTCACGTCATCTATTGCCTTTTGATTGACCATTGGATTTCTCAAATTCATAAGCTCTCTATTCAGTTCAATAACTTGTCTTCCATTTATGATTTGCTCATATATTTTTAGAGGCTTTTCCTTATGTTTCTCTTCAGCCTCTTTTATAAGCTCATCTAAAGTATATCTTTCGTCAAAAAACCTGGGGAAATATGTTTGCATCTTTTTCATTCCGACACCTTTCAATCCTGAAATGCAATCTGAAGTATCACCTTCTATACATTTAGCAAAAAGGGCATTTTTATGAGTGTATCCAAATATTTCCTTAAAATTATTAACAGTTATTAACTTGCCATCAGAAGGTCTTATTACAGATACGTTTTCATCAATCAATTGGTGGAAATCTTTATCACTGCTATATATTAATACATTTTCATTTTTTGACTTATTCTTAACATATAAACCCAATAAATCATCTGCCTCTACATATTCAACTTCCACTTGTCTTACACACAATTCTTCAAGGTAGTTTTTTACTTTTATTTTTTGTTTTAAAGTGCTGTATTTATTCTGTTTCTCCTCATCAATTTCATCATCTGTAAAATAATACGACTCCTCATCCCAGGACTTATTTCTATTGCTCTTATATAAAGGGTAAATTTTCTGTCTAAAAATTCCTGACATAATACCGTCCCAAAAAACAACAACCCTATCAGGCATGGTTTTATCCACTATAGACCTTAGGCTATCTAAAAATCCATATGAACCTCCGCAATGTTCACCTTTGGAAAATAAGTCTTGCCGTTTCATGAAATTCCTTTTAAGATTCCACTCTCCGTCTATTAAAAGAACTTTTTTCATTACTTTCCGCTATACTTACTCCAATCTTCATCAAATCTCAAATCCCAACCTGACCTATGGTCTTTTTTGTAATTATTCAAGTCAGCAGTAGTATCTCTAACAAAACCATGAGCAGTACATAATATTTTATCTTTCACAGATATGTTAGTAATGTGATTTTTCTCAACAACAATAGCAGTTTTAATTGCAAAAGAAACGTTAACACCTTCTTTGGTTGCGTAAACCTTAGTTGAATTAGATAAAATTCCACCCATTCTAACGATTAAACTTGCTGCCTTAGTAATACCTTTACCTCCATATGGAGTAAGTGTGTTAGCTATAGTACCTTCGTAAGCATGGTTTACAATTAACAAACTTGCACTATAAGGGAAGTCAGCACGTTTAGTTGCTGAAATTTGCTTTTCAATAACTCTATGTATCTGCTGAGTTAATACTTTTGCAGTTTTCATTATTGCTCCATCAACCTCTTTTTCAATAGCCTCTCTTTCAGCTTTACTAACCACATTTCCTATAGAATCTATAATAACTAAAATATCCGTAGGCAAATTACCTTCCCTTTGGTCTTTTAGCCTGTCTCTAACAAACTTTGTAATATCCTCAACCTCTTCAATAGAGTCTACATAAAGCATGTCTTCTTGAGTAATTCCCATCTCAAGAGCATGCCCCCAATTAAACTTCTTTTCAGTATTAATAAAAATTGGTAATATATCATTGTCAATAGCTCCCTTAGCAGCTTCAAGTGCCAATGTTGACTTTCCTGAATCTGGATGTCCGTAAACCATAGTCACTCCATACATTGGAATACCAGGCAATTGTGTTGTATCTTGATAGGCTCTACTCAAGGGAATCCACTCATCTTCCTTGTATATAACCTCTTCTATGTCTAACTTTTGCTTATAATCACCTATAGAAAATGTATTTTTTGATTTCACTTTTGGTGTGTCGTCTTTATCGATATTTATTTTTTCTTTTGCCATTTTTAAATGTTTTAATTATTATTAATTTTATTAACCTTCAGTACTTGTTGGATTTATTGACTTATCTAGTATTTTTTTTATAGCATCATAAGGCAGTTCTATAAAAACCTCATTAAGTGGCTTAACTAAACTTCTCAAAGTATTTGTCTTTTCATCACTTGGCAGTCCATGAGCATCAGTCATTAAAGGAGACTTTACTGGCACTGGCATTAGATTCGCAGTGTCTGAGTCCATAGGGAAAGTTATGTTAATATCATTACCCTGTGAAACGTGAGAGATGTCTCCATAATATTTGTTTTTGTAAAAACCTGCAATAGTATTTAGTAACGTTTTTGAGAAGCCCCACCACTTTGGACCTTCATGCTCTTTACCTCTTATTATTACTGGTAAAAAGTGTCTTGTTTTAGCAATTTTTTTCTTCTTATCATCACTGTCTGGCTGCCCACTTAAATGTTCACAAATAGGACAAGGCCTACCATACATAGATGGACATACCACCATTTTAGATGTGCCAATGTTCCAATGAAAATCAATTTTTTGATACGCCTTACCTTCTAGGGGTGGCACAATCCTTAACTCATCACCTTCTTCTGGTAATTTTCCTTTTTTTGGATTATAAGTGACTTCTCTTAAGTCTACTTTTACTCGATTGTTTTTGTCAGTAAATGAGTTAGCCTCTTCTACATCGCTTAAAAACTGCTCAACATTCATCCCTTGACTTATGGGTTGCTGGCTTGAATTTGTTCCCTCAAATTCTTCATTTGAGGGAACAGTGCTTCCTTCGTTCATTTTTCTCTTTTTAAAGTTTTAATCAGTCTAAAATGCTATATCTAGCTTATTGATGACCGTGTAAACAACTCTCTCTATAGAGTTCAGTTATAAATAGAAATTTTTTTATTTCTTGTGACAAAGAAAGGTAAAAAAATAGGAAAAAGCAACATATTTTACAACAAAATAAATTCACTTTTCAACATTATACACTTTGTGTTGATAACAAGTGTTTTTATAGACATTCCATATAGTTTTTTCCAGAAGACAAATCTACATCAAACGTCATATCGTTATATTTAGAAAGTATTTTTGTAATATCATTAATAGAATTATAATCATCTGGGTGTATGTCCATAACAAATGAATCATGAACTTGAAACATAAATGAAGATTTGCTATTTTTTAGCCAAACCTTTAGTTCCTGTATCTTGTCCACAACTATTTCTGTAGCCGTTGATTGTACATAATTATTAAATGCTGCATAAGACTTATTTGGCTTAATTAATGTTCCAAATGGATTTATTATATAACCCAACTCCTTATATACATTGTTTATATATTCAGAAGTTGTCAATATTGGAGATAAAAAATTCTTAACATTAGCTAAAGACTTTTCTACATCAGAATTTTCTACTTTTGAAATTATACTCTTTATTAACTTATCACCCCCTCCGTACAGAATGGCATGGTTTACATCTTTGGCAACTTTTCTATGACTTTTAGTAATTTCCACATCTCCAAACATTGCTTTAGCGGCATTGTAATGTAAGTCTGAATTCATATTCTCTAATATAAATCCCTCGTCCCTAGATAAATACATTGAAAGCCTAGTTTCAAAAGATTTATAATCAAAAACTATAATAGTACCATCTTTATATCTAGATATAATTTGATTTCGAATAACGCTATCCTTGGGTAACATTTGTGGGTTAAAAGAATCTACACAATTAATACGTCCTGTTATAGTTCTTTTGTCAGAATATCTTAACATTAAATATTTCTTTCCATTATCCCAAGTACTCCTAACTCCATTAGGCACTTTGAAATTAGAGTCAAAATATATTTTATTAGTAGATAGCCAAGAAGTTACTTTATCTTTTACGGTCTGCCTCATGCATGAGTTTAACTCATCTTTTGTAACTTCATGATTGTCTCTTATTATTTTCATTAAAACAGGTATATTTCTATACATATTTCTTCCTAAAAACATCCTATTAAAATCTTTTGGTTCTATATAGTGTGAATATTTAGACCAAAATATATTTTCAGTTGTCATAACATCTCTCAATTGGTCTATATATACATATTTTACAGAATTATAATAGCTAAACAAAGTGCATTCAACTTTATTTATAAGTCCTGTTAATATTTTTTTAGAATCTTTACCAACAAAATCTAAACTAGCTATACTTATAGCGTAAGTATCTGATTCATTGTGAATGTAGCACACATTTTTATGAAAATAAATAAAAGACCTTGATTTCTTGTTGATGTTTTTTAAAAAAAAATCTCTCAAATCCCCATCTACTATAGAATCGTAGGATATGGGTTTTTTGTGAAAAAATTTCTTTATAGAATATTCCAAGAAAGACTTTATGTCAGATTTATTTTTTTCTTCTTTTTCTGTCAAACTAAAAGTCCAAAACAGATTATCGCTTATTTTGCCAGATAAAATGGACTGCTCTGGATACATTTCTTTAACCTTATTCCATCCCAATATTAGTGTTGGAACTATAATTTCAGAATTTGGGTCTATACAGTCTATTACATCTAATGCGAACTCACCATAATGAGTATTTATGTAATCTGAATCATCTGATGAATAAGGAAGTATTTTGCAAATCTTTATTAAATTATGGAGCATGTGACAAATGTATAACTTTTTTTATAAATAAATAAGTTTGTATTCATTTGTTTTTTAAATATAAAAATGAATAATTTATATTCTTACGTATGGGCCATCTCTAGCCCCAGAATCATAAAGAGCTTTTAGCTGTGTTGTTGACCTTCCAAATCTCATTTCATAATGAGGCTTGTCCGTAAAGGATTTCCAGTCTCCACCCCATTCAAAACCTATAGACTTTCCCAACCTTGCTATCTGTGCTTCATTTGGACTGTTATATAAAGCTTTACCATCCTTTATCTCTACTGCATCAATGGCCAAACCATAGTTGTGCAAACTTGACCCAGCTCTAGCATAAGTTACTATAGGTCCAGACGTAGTTCTTCCTGAGTCGTACAATTTTGTCTGCTCCTCAAAAGTTCTTAAAGCTGATGTAACTCTAAGTTTTACTCCAAGTTCTTTTTCAGCACGTATTATAAACTCAGTCACTTTTGCTCTTATTTTTGGATGTAAAGTCTTTATTCTTTTATCTGTATACCTTGTGTCCCAAGTCGACCTTCCTGCATAAGAAGAGCTTGAAGAGCTTCCGTCTGTAGCACTTGAAGAGCTTCCGCCTGTATCACTTGAAGTGCCATCTGAACCACCTGAACTCGAACTTCCATCGCCAGCGTTAGAATTTTTTTCTACCATTATTGTAACTCCTTTATTGGCAAAGTTTTTATTTATATATTCAAGAAATGCTGGGGCTCTGCTTTGAGCCTTTCTCATACCTCCAAGCGGGTCTTCTGGGCTCAACTTATGTTTTACGTTTGCCACAGTTTTACCTGGACCTGTGTTACAGTGATAGTAAAAGAATACTGCATTTTTTAAATCTGGGAATGTGACGCCATTATCAGGGCACCCATAACCATCCAGTCTACTTGTGTATCCTTTGGACTTAGTTCCAAATTTTGTAGTTTTTCTTCTACCATCAAAAAATCCAACTAAAGCGGCGGTAGCAACATCCTCTTCCAACATTCTTTCAGGATTTTTAACAAGGTCAACGCCTGAGTTTTTAGAGGCTTTTTCGTAACCAGATTTAAATGTTATTTGATTGTAACCTCTTCCTCTATATTTCCAACCATCTCCTTCCTTGGTGTTTCCATATCCATTTGACCTTACTCCAACTGGCTTTTGTGTATATACAATATTAGCAATCTTTTCTTGATACTTATCTGAATCTGCTTTCTTTGTTTTTGGATTAACAAAACCGTTTGCTACAGGGTCATTCTTTTTGAAGTAACTCCATACTTCTGGTAACCTTGATGCGCTATAAAGAAAACCTTCTGACTTTAAATCAAAACTACTTTCTTTACTACATATAGACAATACTGCTGCTATGGAAAAATTACTTGTAATACCTTTTTTTACACACTCTAGTATAATTTTATTTATTCTTCGTTTTTTATCCTTATTACCTAAATATCCAGCAACTGTTTTTGAACCCTTATCAGTTCCAGTTATTGCATAGTTGCCGCCGTCGCCTCCTCCGCCGCTAGCCACGCCACCATCTCTGCCTTCACTATTTGCTAATTCATCTAACGTTGCCTGTTCTTTAGCTGACAACTTAACCTCCCCTTCAAGCGGAGCCTCTTTAACAAAACCTGCAGCATCCTCAAAGTCTTGAAGAGTTACTGGCAATACTCCACCATAACTATTTCCTCCATATCTCATTTTTATTCCGCTCAAGTCAGTTGTCATATCATTAGGACTAATTTTGTGAGTTACTTTAATAATTTGATAAAGACCAGTAAAAAGAGTGTGATTTTCTAAAAAGAAAAACTGAAGTGGAGATATTTGGGCATTGCCCATAGTTTCCACGCCAGCCTTATAGCTTCTACCTTCAAAAACAGACAACAAACTACAGTCAGTAGTTACAGTTTTGTTTTTGTTGTCATTATCAACAATTGCCTGTAAATTTACTATACTTTCAGCTGTAACTTTATTTTCATCAGTACTAACTTGTACATTTTTAATTATTTTATTTGTTGGGTCTCCAAAAGCAACTGGAAACGCTTGTACTTCAAACGTTCTCAAATCCTTAGCAGCAGACTGCTTCTTTTCTGTATCATTAGCTACTAAGGTTCTACTTTCTGGTGTGGGCTGAAACATTACTTGGAAAAAATTTCCTATTTGTGGACCCATCATTTCTTGAGGAGAGAAAATGTCAGTTATTTTATCATATCTTGCATTGCCACATATGGGAAAAAACATAAAATTGTTCTTAGTACAAAGCTGCTGAAACATGTTTAAAGATGTTGTGTTTGCTTTTGCTCCATAAAGTGGCGCTAAGCTAATTAGAGCATCTTTAACTCTAACGTCACTAGCTCCAATAGCCTGAAGTGGATAATCATACCTAAAGCCGCCGCCAAGAACGCTTCCAGAACTCCTCTCTCTTGAGCTAGGAGTTTCTGAACTAGGGTTTGTCTGCCCATATGCTTTTTGAAGCTCTATTGCTACGTTTGGCGTTAACGTTTTAGGGTTGTTTACTTGATTTATTCTACTTCCGTCTGGTCTTCCTCCCAATATTTGCCACTGATGAAATAGAGTGTGCATTTGTTTGTATATCAAGTCTTCATGCTCACCAGCCTTACCTAATATTTGTCCAAAAACCTTATCTACTTCATCTTGTATTTTCTGTATTTTAGGCAATAATCCCGATACTAGTTTTCTCAAAAAACACAGAGCCATTTGACTAAATTCTACTTCATCTTTTTTTTTGAAATTTACACGGCGTCTGCCGAAGCTGGCCCCAACTGGAAGATAATTACCACCAGCATGTATACCTCCTGCTAATGGAATTAAATTAGCCTCACCTTCGGGAATCGATGGATATTGAGCATATGGAGCAATAATTACTGGGTTGTTGTCTATGTTAC